GTGTAGCTAGACTTGCAGCTGATGCTGGTATTCCAGATATTTATTTAAAGAACTGGAATGAATTGTATGATACACCTAGTTGGACTTGGGATTGGGGTCATACCATTGATGATGTATTTTATACTCATGGAACTGGTTGTTCATCTTTATACCCAGCATTCAATGCTGCTAAGATGAGAGCCATGTCTGTTGTTATGGGTCACACCCATAGTGTTGCTGGTATCAACTGGGTTGTTGGTCCTAATACTAGGTTCTTTGGTATGAATGTTGGGTCTGGTGTAGATAGAAACCATCTTGCTATGCGTTATGGTTCTAACTATCTTAAGAAACCAATCCTTAGTTGTGGTGTTGTAAAAGACGGGCATCCTTATTTGGAGCTTATGAATCTATGAAGTTATACGAAATTAGACTTAGACAATTTTCTAACGATCAATACATCTATAAGGTAGAAGAAAGTAAAATTGTATTACCAGATAAACTTATTATTACTATTTGTGATATGTTAAATAAGTCTCCAGATGGACAAGCATCCGTAGAAATTAAACATATTGAATGTGAACTATGAATATTCGTGAATATATTATTAAAACTAGCACAAAGAACTTCGATATTAGAATCTGGAGACAGTATCCAGAAGTAGTTACAAAAGAATCAAATAACGATCTTCATACTTTTGTGAAAGATCTATGGGATCTACCAGACATTGACGAAGTAGCTGGAAAGATTCTAGAACTGGACCGAGTTAACGCAGTCGAGGTTGTTCCCAATAATTACAAATTCAATCTCGTTTCTGTTGGTTCCGTTTATTACAAAGATTGGCCTTAATTTTGGGTTGGGGCTATAGATGATTTCTCGTCAGAAAGGAGAAGCAAATGCCAGAAAACAAAGCAACTATTATTGTAGAAGGTAATGAAGTTAAGAATTATTTAATTCGGATTAGAGACTATACACAGAGTCTAGTTTCTGATCTTAATACAAACATTGCAGATCTTGAAGCCAAGATCGAAGCAGCTAATACTACACCAGTAGAAGGAGAATCAATTAATGGCTGATAAAATTCCAGGGTTTGTTACGGAAGTTGTGGATTGTCGTTGGTCAAATCTATCGAAACCTGATGTTGAGTTTGGAGAGGCTTCTGCAAACCACAATATTACGGTAGTCGTAGATGAACCACTTAATAAGAAGCTTCAAGAAATTCTTAAGAAGAGTGGAGCAAAGAAGATCAACGGTCTAAAGGAAAAGGACGGGGTAACCACTCTCAAGGCTAAGACTAAGAGCCATATTGAGAAGGGTTCGTTTCCCTGTTTTGACTCCCAAGCCAAGCCTAGCGAGGTAGTGGCTATGGGGGGTGACAGGGTGAAGCTACGGCTACAGCCTGTCGTACTGTCTAGGGACAAGAGCCTGAGCCTCTACCTTAACGGGGTTCAGATCGTACATAAAGGTGAGCGTAGCGGTTCATCAAGTGGTGGCTTTACTTCTATTGAGGGTGGGTTTGTTTCTTCACCTTCACCAAGTAAAGATATTCCCACCACGGATGAAGACCTTCCGTTTTGATACGAAGGTTTGATATCCCGCCTGTTGCTGCAAGTAGACCAAGAGTAGGTAAGTGGGGAGCTTACTACTCTGGTCCGTATAAAGACTTCAGAGAACAGGCAAAGGAAAAGATACAGGATATTCTAGGGTCTGAGTTTAAACCGCTACTAGGACCATTGGCAGTCGTGATTGAGGTTTATGTGACTAGACCAAAGACAACTAAATTAGATTATCCTAAACCAGATATAGACAACTACACCAAAGCAGTGCTAGATGTTTTGAATGGAATAATGTGGGAAGACGATTCCCAAATCATCTCTGTGTATGCTACTAAGCAATGGGCAGAGGAAAACGAAGAAGGTTATTTTACAATTGAGGTTAACAATGACAAGCTATAAGCCAGGTATGTATTATGTAATGGGTCGTAAGGATCGTTATAACGGAGTAGGTATTTCTAACGATGTTCCCGAACAGCATCTTCCAGAGTATTCAACTGGATACACCGATGCTGAAAATGAAATTGTTTGGAATACCCGTGTTGCAGAAAAGGTTCGTCCTTTCTACAAGACTCCAAAAGATAACGCATAAAAATCCCAGTCAAACGCAACAATCAGCCATCTATGGTAGGAATACTATAGATGGTTTTTTTCTAAGGAGGATATATGCCAAAGTATTACGATGGTTCTGAGACAGATCTTGTTATGTACGAAGATCATATGGGTTGTGATGATGCTGTTTGTGACGCAGCTAGAGTATCTATGAATAAATCAGCCGATCTTTTTACGGTCAATCAAAACGAAAGACTTATTAATTACTTAGCAAAGCATAATCATTGAAGTCCTTTTGCTCATTGCACAATTAAGATGCGATTCAAAGCCCCTATCTTTATTGCTCGACAATTTGTAAAGCATCAAGTTGGTTTTGCTTGGAATGAAATCTCTCGTAGATATGTAAACGAAGAACCGTCTTTCTGGATGCCTATGGATCTAAGGAATAAAGCAGAGAATGTAAAGCAAGGTTCTTCTTCTATGGCGCATCCAGCATCAGATCTTTATAAAATAGATATTGATACTATTACACACAATGCCGCTGAACTTTATAATGAAATGATTACAGCTGGTGTATGTCCCGAACAAGCAAGAATGATTCTACCACAGAACATGATGACAGAGTGGATTTGGACAGGAAGTTTATACGCTTGGTCACGAATGTATCAATTACGGTCTGATTCTCATGCCCAGTTTGAAGCAAGAATCTATGCCGAACTTGTATCAAAGATTTGTTCTAAGTATTTCCCGATTAGTTGGAGAGCCTTGAATGAAACTGGACAATAAATGGGTACAGATTTCTCAAAAGATTGCAACAAACATTCTTAGAGAGAAAGCACACATTAGTCTTATTGTACGCAAAAACGAATTGCTTGCCATTGGGACTAATGAATGGAAGACCCACCCAAAAGCAGTAAAACTTGGTTATAAATATCCTTGGTTGCATTCGGAACTGGATGCTTATACCAAACTTAAAGACAAAGATTTAGATAAACTTACCCTGATTAATCTTAGGTTTTCTAAGACAGGTAAACTTGGCATGGCTTTACCTTGCAAGTATTGTATGCCTTGGTGTGTCAATATGTTTGACAAGATTTACTATACTAATGAAGAAGGGATTCTTGTTGAGTTATGAATATTAAAGATACATTTACAATTATGTCAAGGTACGGACAGCCTAGAGTAGTTACGAAGGTTGCTGATAATACTTACATTATTGATGGTCCTTCGTCTTATTATAGAGGAGGTACTACTAATGATGGAGATTTATATGTTGATTACTCTGGTGGCCCTTTTGTATGCACGGGTGATTCAATGTCGTTCTATGGAGGAACGGAAAAAGAAATAATTAAAGCAATTACAATCATTGAATCTTCACAAGAAGAGTTTTTAACTATAGAAGTTCTTACTCAAGCTAAAGAAGAATATTCTTTAGATCGTATTGCTAAATTAGATGAAGAAATGGGGCTAAATGACTGACAAACAAGATATTGTTATCAGATTACGAAAACATATTGCTATCACCACACAACTTCACTATACGAAGGATAGCTATCCAAAACCAATGTATATTCATGGTCCAAGCCAGATTTGTCAAGAAGCCGCTGATGAGATTGAACGACTGCGAAATGAACTAGAAGAAAGTGAAAAACTGCTTGATGAATATCAAAGAGAAGCAGCAGATAGAACTAGATGGGAAAACACCAATGACTAACGATATTATAGAACGACTACAAAATCTATCAGAAGCAATGATGAATGGAATGCCACTAAATGATGGAGATTTTTTAGATATTGAGTGTGCAATAGATGAAATTAAAAAACTAAGAAAGCATCTTGGTAATGAAGCTTTAGATCGTATTGCTAAACTGGATGAAGAAATGGGATTAAATGAATTCTAATAGTACATTTACAGGTAAGCGTAGCAAGTGTCCACAATGTGCATCTACTGGTAATGACAACAAGGGTAATAATCTTTGTGAGTATACAGATCATTACTATTGTTTTGCGTGTCAATATTATGAAGGAAAGGATGGAGTTATCAAGCGTATGGAACCAGAACCAACATTTACTTCAGAGTTCAAGCCAATTAAAGGTAGTGTGACTGGTCTTGCTCATCGTAATATTGATGATAAGACTTGCAGACTTTATGGCTACGAGTGTGCCAAGGTTAATGGCAAGGATGTGGAAATCTCTAATTACTATAAGGGTGGTGAACTAGTTGCTCAACATCTTCGTGGTCCTAATAAGCAGTTCTTCTGGAAAGGTAATAGCCGAAGCGTAGAGTTGTTCGGCCAGCATCTTTGGAAGAATGGTGGCAAGCGTCTTGTTATTACTGAGGGTGAGATTGACTGCATGACTGTCAATCAACTACTTGGTGGTACTTGGCCTGTAGTTTCCATTCCTAATGGAGCACAGTCTGCTGTCAAGGCAATCAAGGATAACTATGAGTTTGTTTGTAGTTATAATGAAATTGTTATCTGCTTTGATAATGATGATCCCGGTCGTGATGCTACCAAGCAAGTTGCAGAGTTACTACCGCCCGGTAAGTGCAAGATTGCCAAGCTTCCATATAAGGATGCTAATGAGTGTTTAATGAATAATAATGGTAAGGCTGTAGTATCTTCTATTTGGGAAGCACAACAGTATTCACCAGATGAAATTCTTCATGTGTCAACTATTGTAGAAAGTAGCGAGGATATTGCTAATGTCAGAGTATACCCATTCCCATTCGATAGCCTTAGTGAGTTTCTTATTGGTCAACGCTCTGGTGAAATTAGTCTATGGGCTAGTGGAACTGGTAGTGGTAAGTCTACTATTTTGCGTGAGCTTATTCTCCATCATTTGGAGGAAGGTAGATCAGTTGGTGCAATCATGCTTGAGGAATCTCCACAAGAAACAATGGATGACATGATTAGTCTTATTCTTAACAAGCCAGTACGAGCAATTCGTGCTTGTCGAATGATGAATGATCTTCGTGGTAAGCTTGGTAAGAACCCAATTAATATGGACTTTGTTGATGATCTTTCAGATGAAGAGTATGCTAACGCAAAGCGTAAACTAAGTGGAACTAACTTCTTTATCTACGACCATCTTGGTAACAATGCAATGCAGAATCTACTTGCACGAATGGAATACATGGCAGTATCCCTAAAGGTAGATGTTATTGTTCTAGATCATATTACCGCTGCTGCTGCTGGTCTTATGGGTATGCATGATAAGGATATAGATGGTGGTAACTCAGAGCGTATTATTATTGATACACTTATGAAAGAATTACGATCTATCGCTGTTCGTACTGGTGTTCATATTGATATTGTATCTCAGCTAAAGAAGACAGAGAAAGCATACGAGGAAGGTGATAGAATCACACTACAGGATCTTCGTGGCTCAGGTGCTCTATCGTCTGTTCCTAATACCGTTATTGCTCTTGAGCGTGATAGACAAAATGCCGACGATGTAATAGCAAATACGACGACTATTAGAGTTCTAAAGAATCGTCTTACTGGTCGTGCTGGTATTGCTGCTGCGTTATATTATGATCGCAAGACTGGTAGACTAAAGGAAGTTGGATTTGCTATTGATGATGGTGGTCAAGTTGTATTTGATCCAAATGGAGGTAGAAATGAGTCGCAAACAAACACACCGTAAGTTTAGTCGTAGACGAAAACTTGGTTCAAAGAAGCGTCGTGCTCGTAGACTAGCTAAAGGAATTTAATATGCCAATAGTTGATATTGTATTTGGTCTTGCATGGGGTGATGAAGGTAAGGGTAAGGTTGTATCAGGTTACTGTAATAAGTTTCCATATAAGTATGTATGTCGCTGGAATGGTGGTCCTAATGCTGGACATACTGTTTATCTAAACGGTAAAAAGTATAAGACTCACCAAATTCCTAGTGGTATCTTTCATAATAAGGATTGTATCATTGGTCCTAATTGTGTAGTTGATTATTTTAAACTACAACAGGAAATTAGATACCTAGAGAATGCTGGATTTAATCCTATGGATAAACTGTGGATTCATCCTAATGCTAGTTTTATTACACCAGAAAATATTCGTTATGATGAGATGTATCTTCATAAAGAACTTGGAACTACTGGCTGTGGTATTGCTCCATGCTATGCTGATA